AAGCATTTGCCCTACAATCTGACAAGCAAGACCTCAACGAGACTGAGTTTGAACACAAAGAGTTCGTGAACTTAGAGGAACTAGAGATCGCAAGAACTGCTGATGATGTCAGAGCAATCGCAAGTCCTAACGGATAAGCAACCTTAACCAAAAAGAGAGAACTACATGTCTACACAAGAAGAGCAACTTGTGATGGCTGGTGATGAAGCTGGAGCCATACTTAATGGTTCCGCCTTCAACTCAGTTATCAATGAACTTGTCGAAAGAACCTTCCAAACATTTGTAAACACTGAGCCTTCCGACAAGGACAAAAGAGAACATGCCTACAACCACTATCGAGCATTAGTTGACGTGGTTGATACTTTAAAACAGCGAGTTCAAGTGCGTGACAGCATTGTAGAACAGCAGAACGGCGACAACAGCCAAGAGGAGACTGCTCCATGAATGACAACGAGCAAAATGTAAACTCTGAGCCAAAAGCATTAGATATTGATGATGCGGCAGAAGCAATCTTAGGACGATGGGATGACGGGGAAACCTTATCTGAAGTCGATGAAGATGCAACATCCGAAGACCTAGAAGAGACAGAGGTAACTGAAGATGAACTAGACGATGAAGAGGACGATGAAGGCGAAGATAACCTTGATGACCCCGAAACAGATGAACTAGACGACGATGACGAAACTGATGAAGATGAAGACGCAGAAGAGGATGACGACGAACCTCTAGCCGCTTCAGACGATCAGGTTGTAGACATCTCAGTCAATGGTGAGTCTAAGAAGGTATCTGTAAAGGATTTGAAACGGCTCTATGGTCAAGAAGCATCTCTAACCAAAAAGTCTCAAGATTTGGCTAACCAGCGCAAACAGTCAGAAGAACAACTGGCACAAACGCATATGTCATATCAAAAGTTAATGGAACGCGCAGAAGCTAGGTATAAACCTTATGCTGACATAGACATGTTAGTAGCGTCACGCGAGATGGATGCAGAAACATTCTCTCAACTACGCCAAGATGCGAAGCAAGCAGAAGACGACCTAAAATTCCTACAGGAAGAAAGTGGTCAGCTTGTATCCCAAGCACAGCAAAACCATCAGCAAGCAACTAAAGAGGCCGCCGCAGATTGCGTAAAGGTTCTACAGGAGCAACTGCCTGACTGGGGTAACGAACTGTATACTAATATACGTGAGTACGCTGTTGCATCAGGATTACCCAAAGACCAAGTAGATCAGTACACTGACCCACAAGTCATCATGCTGATAAACAAAGCACGACTCTATGATCAATCAAAACAGTCCGCCAAAAGCAAAAAAGCCAAGGCCAAACTTACGAAATCAAAAAGCGGTAAGACTAAGGTTTTAAGTTCCAAGAAAGCACCACCATCTAAAAAGTCTATCCAGAAAGCTAATCAACAGAAGCAAATGGATATGCTCAGTGGTGCTAAAGACCTTGATGATATTGCAGAGGCATTAATGAGCCGCTGGGAAGAGTAAATCTTCTTAAACTTAATCCTAAAATTGTAATAAGGAAATTACATTATGGCAACATATACAACCTATACCCAAGTGGGTCAGAAAGAAGATGTTTCAGACATCATCGCTAACATTAGTCCGTTTAGCACTCCATGTTTAGCAATGTTCAAAGACGAAAAAGTATCAGCTAGAACTTTCTCATTCCTTGAGGATTCATTAGCAGATTCAGCAGTCAATGCGGCAGTTGAAGGAGCAGACGCAAGTATGCTAACTTTGACAGATGCAACTGAGAGAACACAGAATACTCAGATACTTTCTAAAGCCTTCCAAGTAAGTGCAACAGCAGATGCCGTGGCAACTTATGGTCGAGCAAAGGAAACTGCTTATCAGTTAGCTAAGAAACTTAAAGAAATCAAAAAAGACTACGAACGTGCAATGGTTGGCGTTGAGCAAGCCGCAGTTGCTGGTAATGCTTCAACAGCACGTAAGATGACTTCTATCATTAACCAAATGTCTACAGCTGTAGACGCTGGTTCAAACGCAACAGATGCCTTAACAGAAGCAAAACTATTGTTAGCTGGTCAAACAGCATACGACAATGGTTCTGATGTTGACACATTCATGATCAAGCCAGCAGACGCACAAATCGTAGCTGGTTTCTCAGCGGCATCTGGTCGTAATCGTGAAATCTCACAAGGCAAAACATTGGTCAATGCGATTGATCTATATGTGAGCCCTTACGGCGAATACAGAGTAGTATTGAACCGCGAGTTAAAGACAACTCACGCACTACTAATAGACCCAACAATGTTCAAAACATGTACGTTGCGTCCATTCACAAGAACACTTCTAGCGAAAAATGGCGACTCAGATCGACATCATATCGTGGGCGAGGTTTCTTGCAAACATACCAACTTTGCTGACTCTGTGAAGATCACAGGCTTATCATAAGTTTCTAATAGACCACTAATAGGTCTTTACTAGGCCACCCACAGACACACAGGTTTTGCTCTCCTTACTGTTGTCCGTGGGTGGCCTTTTTACGTTTTAAGGGTAGCAAAATGACTAACAAAACACAGCCAACATTATTACAAAATGAAACTGACTTTATGCAAGAGCATGGTCAATTATTACAAAAGCATACACAGCACATCTCACAGTCATTCTTAGATGATCTGAAAGACGCTCGAAACAATAGTTCGAAGCCTACAGGTGAGATGATGAGAGTAGCCTCCATACCGACAGCCGTTGTCGAGAAGTGGATGCGAGAAGGATTCAATATCTGGGAAGCCAAAGGTTCAGAGATTGTCCGTAAACTAAAGAACGAGGACTTAGACATGTTCCTTACAACCAATAAGAGGATTTAAAATGAACAAAGGTGAAATCCGAGCACACTTTATTGCTCTTCTAAATCGTAGTGACTGTTCGAATGCTTTGGCTGACACCTTCATTGATCAAGCAATCACTAGAATACAGAGACAACTACGTGTCCCAGCAATGGAAAAACAAAACGATTACAATGTAGCATCAGATGCAGGGACTTCAAAAGTAACAATGCCAGCTGATCTACTTGAGATAATCGAGTTGTATTACGATGGTAACGCATTAGTCCGCATCCCTCTACATGAGATGGTACAGTATCAAAAGACAGGTGAATTAGGTTCACCAAGGTTCTTCTGCCGAGAGCAAGGGAACATAAAGATATACCCAATACCTAGCACTGGGAACCTCTTCCTAAACTACTATTCAGAGCAAGACCCACTAACATCAGACAGCGATACAAACATGCTAACTAACATTGCATCTGATCTACTAACGTACACAGCGTTGTCTTATGCATCTGATTACTTCTTAGATGAACGTGGTGCTATCTTTGACCAGAAGTCTGGGTCTTTTCTAGCTGAGATACAAGAACACGCAAACAGCTCTGAGCAGTCAGGTGTCAACCAAGTTATCCGCCCTACTCACTTATATGAGGATTAAACAATGGCATCTAAGACCAGCTTCTATAACAACTCTGGAATCACAAATACACAGATAAATGCAATTGATGCGGCAGTCGCAAATGCCGCCTCTTCAGCAACAGCCGCCGCCCTCAGTCAATCAAATGCCGCCGCAAGTTCAGCTTCAGCTAGTGCTTCGCTGTCTGCCACAAACCAGTACAAAGCAGATGCTCTAGCCGCTAGTGTTGCTTCGGCATCATCTGCATCAACGGCAACTACAAAAGCCTCAGAAGCCGCCGCATCAGCCGTAGCATCTGAAGCCAGTAAAGTTGCAAGTGGAAACTCGGCAACAGACGCAACTACCAATGGTGCGGCTCAAGTTACTTTAGCAACAGCACAAGTTGCCCTTGCAACAACCCAAGCAAACAATGCGGCTACTTCAGCATCAACGGCAACTACAAAAGCCTCAGAAGGATCGACTTCAGCCGCCAGCGCGTCAACAGCACAAGCAAATGCAGAAACTGCTGAAACAAATGCAGAGACAGCACAAGCGGCATCTGAAGCCGCCCGTGATGCGTCTGTAGTTGCGAAGGACGCATCCATTGCGGCACAATCTTCAGCGGCACTAAAGGCAAACAATCTGTCTGACCTAGCAAACGCTGGGACTGCAAGAACCAATTTAGGTCTAGGGACAGCGGCAACTACAGCCGCCTCTGCTTACGCAGTAGCATCTCACGTCCACACCTTCACCTCCCTTACAGGAAAGCCAACTACATTAGCTGGCTATGGAATTACTGACAGTTTCTTTGATGGTGCTTACAGCTCCCTCTCAGGAAAACCAACACTAGGAACAGCCGCCGCTACAGCCTCTTCAGACTACGCTACAGCGTCTCAAGGCACTAAGGCAGACACTGCACATGGCTGGGGTAATCATGCGTCTGCTGGGTACGCTACAGGCGCACAAGGCACTAAAGCTGACACGGCTCACGGGTGGGGAAACCACGCTACTGCTGGATACGGAACAACTGACGAAGCATTAGCTTTGAGCATAGCATTAGGATAATCAAAAATGGCAAATACATTCAAGAATTACACAAGTG